GTCGTCTTTCTCTTTGCTCAAATAGGTCCCTTTAAACATTTGATGTGATTGAACTATGTTCTGCACGCCAGAATACAACAGACCACCTAGGGCTCCAATTGGTCCTCCCAATTTGAAGCCCGTGGAGACATTACCACCAACCCTGGTGACTGCCCGTACCGCATGATTGCCATACTGAACAAGTCTACTCGCTATTTTCGGATCATCGGCCCACTTGGGGCCATACTTACTCTTTAACTTCTCGGCTTGCTCAGCAAACAGCAAATCAGCAGCAGCTCTGTGTTTCTCATCTTTATAACGGGCGTATGCAGTATCATGCAAACGTGCCAAGGCATCAAGCTCGTGTGATGGGGTTTCATCACCGAACTCAACGGATTCCTGGAGCTTTCCATTGCTCCAGTACGGTCCCACGTACTTGCCTGAGGTCCAGAAAGGAGTGGACGGATCCTCACCCTCCTTACCCAGGTAGTTCATTGTTGTTGGTTGTACTTGATTCATGTTTTCGATTTTATTTTCGCCAACCACCACCCAATCCCCGCCGTGGAACGGGGGAGCAGTTTAACGACCTACTCAGGTCGCTACAAGCTTCTAACAAATCAAAGCATGTTCGTAGCCATACTGCCGAGCAAGCAGCAAGTCACGAGAAACAAGCTTCGACTTCGGAAACTCTGCTGGATACTTCTCTTCCAATGACAGGTACATTTTTACGAGCAAATTGAACTTGCCAACATGATGGCGATAGTTCTCCATGTGCGACACAAGAGCATCAGCTAGATGTTCCTTTCGGATTGTCTTGATGTGCTCAATGTGTTTGGTCCAGCGCTTGGGGTAGAACTCAGGTCCTTGATCACCCATGCGCAAATCGCTCGAGAAGTACTCGGATTCATAGAGATCTGAGCGTTCATGGATCTCCATAGCAATACCGAGCTTCTGAGATTCGGCCAAGTAGGCTTCTTTGCCTGCAGGGACTGGCGCCTGATTCACATCATCGCCACCGGCAATGATGGGCAGGTTGAGAATTTCATCATCGGTCATGCCGAGACGAATGCACACCATGACGTGAACGGCAATTTGGGCAATTGAATTCACTCCAATCGTCATAAACCATCCACTCTTCATGATTCCCTTCAGGTGGACCTCATAAGAATGCCCATCAGACGTCCTGAAGCGTGCTTCCTCAAAAACCTGCTTGAAACAGCCATCGATGTCCTTTCGTATTCATCGAACTGTTCCTCAGTCCATTCAGCTGGCTTGACAGCCAGCATCTTGATCGAATCTCTCACAATGTTAGAAATCCAGAGGTAGCAATTGTAATCCCAGACGGACTTGTCACTTTCCCAGACCTCGCCGGGTAGGCACTCCTTTAGGTGCTCAATGTGACCTGTCTTCGCTGGAGAAAACGCATATTTCACTGGAATCTTTTTCCATTGCTTCACCATTGTCATCGCGAGTTGGTTGAAAACGGAAGCGTGTTTGACAGTGATATGAAGGGGGAACCCTTGCACACCACGTGGCATCTCCTTGTCCAACTTTGCCTTCTTCGTCGGTTCGCCTTTCAAAAACCACTTAACCCAGAAAGTGAGATCATCCCACATATTGAGTACATGTTGTGCGAATCCGCGCTCTCCATATTGTTCCAAAACCTGAGCGTTCGTGGGTTTACCTTCCGTGCAATACGGATAACCAGAC